CATGAGCGACGTGCGGCGCCTTGAGCGGCATCTGGCCCGCGTGGTCCCCCGCGCTCGCCGGGACGCTCGCATGGTGGTCCGCAAGGGCGCGATGAACATCAAGAAGGACTGGCGGGCCAACGCGAGCTCCTCCGCACCGAAGCATGCTCCCGCCTACCCGCGCACGATCGGCTTCGACTTCGGTGCCTACGGTCGCGACATCTTCATGGCCATCATCGGCCCGGAGAACCTGCATCGGACGCGTGGTTCGCAGGGCGCGCTCGGCGCGATTCTTGAGTACGGCTCGGTGCACAACCCGCCGCACCGTGACGGCGGGAGGGCCTTGGACGTCGAGGAGCCCCGCTTCGAGGCACAGCTCGTGCTGATCGCTGAGCGCGGACTGGCCTGGTGGTGAGCCGATGCCGACACCAACGGTCCTGCCGCATGCGGACGCCGTACAGGCCGCGCTCGAGGACGCCGGCCTGACCGTGTACCTCGGCGGGGCGCCTACCTCGGCCGCCTGGACGCCACCGGACGCGTACACCGTGCTCTATCCGGAGCCCGGTTCGGCGGTACGGGAGTCCCTCGCGGATGCCCGTACCGACTTCGTGACGACGTTCCAGATCACCTGCGTGGGCGGCTCGATGGAGCGCGCCCTGTGGGCAGCGGACAAGGCCCGTGCCGCCCTGTCGGCGCCGCTCGCTGTCGAGGGCCGGGCCACGTGGCGGCCGGAGGATCTGGGTGGGCCTCCGGTGCAGCGCGACGACGACACCAACCCGCCCAGCTGGTTCGTGCCGGTGCAGTACCGGCTGATGTCCATCCCCGCCTGACAGGAGTCCCTCATGGCGCTACTCGCGCAGCAGGCCGTCGCTCTGAGCGGCCTCACCCCGACCTACTCGGCTGCCGCCGCGTCCACCACGGTGACGTGCGGCGAGCGGTCCTTCCTGCACGTCAAGAACGCGGCGGGTGCGTCGATGACCGTGACCATCACGGCCACCGGCAAGCTGCGCGGCCAGGCCGTCGCAGACCTCGTCGTCACCGTTCCCGCGACGACCGGCGACAAGATGATCGGCCCGCTCACTGCTGATCTCTTCGCGTCTGTCGCCGACGGCGTGAGCGCTTCGATCACCTACTCGTCGACCACCTCGGTCACCGTCGCCAACATCGTCATCTGACACACGCCCCAGTCTTGCCCGCCCCGTCGTCCGGGGCTTTTTTCATGCCCTGAGGAGGGTCCATGTCCGACCTGATCAACGACGGAATGACCAAGGTGGTCTGGGCGTCGTCCATCTCGAACATCAACGCGCCGACGACGACCGAGCTGAACGCTGGCAGCGACTACACGCCGCGCATCACCCCCGACGGGCTCAAGCTCGACCCGTCCACCGCGGACGTCGACACCAGCTCGCTGGCGAGCACGTTCGACACCAAGACCGTCGGCCGCATCGGCTACGACGCGGAGGTCACCTTCAAGCGCGGCACGACCGGCGGTGAGGATCTCCCGTACACGACGCTGAAGTACGGCGTCAGCGGCTACCTCGTCGTCCGCCGCGGTATTGCCTACGCCACCGCCTGGGCCACGTCCCAGAAGGCGGAGGTCTACCCGATCACCTGCGGCGAGCCGCAGAACAACGCCCCGGCGGCGAACGAGGTCATGAAGTTCACCTCGCCGATGAAGGTCACCTCTGCTCCGGCGACCGCCGCAACGGTGGCCTGATGCCGAGCAGCATCGAGGAGATCCTCGCCCGCGCGAAGCCTCGCGAGAAGACCGTCATGGTCTGCCTCGCGGGCGACCTCGCGGGCGAGGCAGAACGCCTCCAGGACGAGCTGTCGCGTGTCTCGGAGGACTGGGAGCCGGACGACCTCACGTCCACGCACCCGGGCCGCGCGATCGCCGAGCAGCTCAAGGCTGTGCACGCGCAGGTACGGGAGGCTGAGGAGCCGTTCGTCTTCCGCTACATCGGCGACCGGGCCTACTCGGACCTGATGGCTGCGCATCCCTCGGAGAATGCGCAGGAAGCGTTCGATTCCGAGACGTTCCCGAGGGCGCTGGTCGCCGCCTCCTGTGCCCAGCCGAAGATGACGCCCGAGCAGGTCGCCGACCTGTTCGAGATCATCAACGAAGGCGAGATCAAGAAGCTGTTCGACGCGGCCTGGGACGTGCACAACAGCAGTGACGTGATCCCTTTCTCGTTGGCCGCCTCCGCACTCCTGGCCTCCCTCATCGGCGAGAAGTAGAGACGGCACGCAAGTGGGGCGTGCCTCGAAGCGTCTTCCTCGGGCGGGTCGTCGCGGAGGGCGAGCCCCTGTGGCTGGACGAGGACCGGTACTGGGCGCTCGCCCTCGCCGAGGTCGAGGCGGACGCCTGCCCGGACTGCGGCCAGCCCTGGGGCGAAGCCACCGACAAGGAAGCCGAGTTCGCCTACAAGGCGCACCTCGTGAAGTGCCACGCGTGCGGCACCTCGGCAAAAGCCGTCCGGGCCCACCAGGACGGCAAGGGCGACACCGACGGCCTGCACGTGCACGTCGAACGCGACCGGAGGTGAGGTGACCCGTGGCCACTCGCAGCGTCACCGTTCGGCTGCGTGCCGACATCAGCAGCTACACGCGCGGCATGCGGACCGCGGCGCGCGACACCTCCAAGCTGGCAGGGGCCGGCGCCGCCGTCGGCGTGGCCATGGTCACCGGGTTCGCGGTGGCCGCCGCGAGCGCGGCGAAGTTCGACAAGGCCCTCAGCAATGTCAGGGCTGTGACCGGGGCGAACGCCAAGCAGATGGGCCAGCTCCGGGCCGCCGCGCTGGAGGCCGGCAAGACCACGTCGTACACGGCGACGCAGGCGGCGGATGCCGAGGCGGAGCTCGCGCGCGCTGGTGTCTCCGTTGCGAACATCACCGGCGGCGCGTTGAAAGGCTCGTTGGCCCTGGCCGCGTCCGGGCAGATCGATCTCTCCGAATCGGCCGTTATCGCAGCCCAGTCGATGAACACGTTCGGGCTGACGGGCAAGGACGTCTCGCACGTGGCCGACGTCCTCTCCGCCAGTGCCAACAAGAGCGCCTCGGACGTGCACGGGTTGGGCATGTCGCTGCGGATGGGCGGTCTGCTCGCCCACCAGACCGGGCTCTCGCTCGAGGACACCGTCGGCACCCTGTCGGCGTTCGCCGACCACGCGCTGATCGGCTCGGATGCCGGTACCTCGCTGAAGGTCATGCTGCAGCGCCTCGTCCCGCAGTCGGACGAGGCCAAGGCAGCCATGGACAAGATCGGATTCTCGGCCTACGACAGCACCGGCAAGTTCGTCGGCCTGTCCGAGCTCGCCGGGCGGATGAAGACGTCGTTCTCGAAGCTGACGCCCGAGGCCCGCAACGCGGCCATGGCCACCATCTTCGGCGCGGACGCTGTCCGCTCCGCGACGATCCTGTACGAGCTCGGCTCCGACGGCATCGACAAGTACGTCAAGTCGGTGAACGACCAGGGGGCCGCGGGCCGGATGGCGGCCATTCAGACCGACAACCTCATCGGCGACCTGGAGCGCCTCCGCGGCGCCATCGAGGTCGCCCTGATCGAGGGCGGCTCCGCCGCCAACGGGGCTCTACGGGGCATGACCCAGTGGATCACCCGGCTCGTCAATGCCTACAGCAGCCTGCCGCCCGCCCTTCAAAAGGGCATCACCATGTTCACCGGAATCGGCGGCGCGACGGCACTGGCGGGCGCCGGGATCCTGCTCCTGCTGCCCCGCATCGCCGCCACCCGGGCCGCGCTCACCTCCATGGGCGTCACCGCGGCGCGGACACGCATGGCGCTCGGCACGCTCGGCAAGGTCGGCGCCGTCGTCGCAGGCCTGGAGCTCATCTCCTACGCCTCCCAGACGATCCGCGACCAGTTCAAGGACGCCCCGCCGTCGGTGTCGAAGATGGCGAGCTCTCTCGTCGATCTCGGCAAGAACGGCAAGATCTCTGGTGAAGGTCTCAAGGCTCTCGGCAAGGATCTCGGAGGGTTCGGCGAGGCCGTGAACCGCGTCGCCCACCCGGACTGGGAGGCCCGCACCACCGACGTCGTCAACTCCCTCACCCTCGGTGTCACCGAGGGGCTGATGGAGTCCCAGATCCCTCTGGAAGACGCGAAGGACAAGATCAAGTCGGTTGATGAGGCCCTGGCGCAGCTCGTCAGCTCCGGGAACGCCCAGCTCGCGTCCGATGCTTTCAACCAGCTGGCGGGCGCGGCGGCAGCGGACGGCACCAGCAAGGAGAAGCTGCTCACCCTGCTCCCGCAGTACGGCGACGGCCTGGCCAACGTCGACGTGCAGGCCAAGACGTCTGCCACCTCTCAGGCCGCGCTCGCCAAGGAACTCGGCGTCACCGCGGACCAGTTGCAGGACAACCGGACCGAGGCCGAGAAGCTCGTCGACGCGCTGAATTCCCTGAACGGCGTCAACATCTCCGCCGGCGAGAAGGAGATCGCCTTCCGGCAGTCCCTCGCCGACCTGAACGAAGCCGTGAAGGAGAACGGGCACTCGCTGGACGTCTCCAGCGAGAAGGGCCGCAAGGTGAAGTCGGCATTCCTGGACGCGGCCCAGGGGGCGATGGCGCACGCTCAGGCGGTCGCCGAGCAGAAGGACTCTCAGCAGGCAGGTCAGGCCGTCCTGGCGAAGGACATCGACCTCCTCAAGAAGCAGATGTCCGCCGTGGGGTTCTCGAAGGACGCAATCGAGAAGCTGACGGCCGCCTATGCCCAGCTGCCTCTCTCAGTCACCACGAAGGTTGACGCGAAGACTGAGGGTGCCATTACCGACCTTGAAGCGGTCAGGAACAAGGTTGCCACCACCAAGGGCAAGACCATCACTGTCGGCGCCCTGACCAAAGAGGGACAGCAGAACCTCGAAGACCTCGGCTTCAAGATCAAGCGCACCAAGGGCAAGCAGGTCGTCATCACGGTGCCCACCGGGAGCCAGCAGCAGAACGTGAACGCTCTGGCTGCCGCGATCCGGGCCTTGCACGACAAGTCGATCACGATCCGCACGCTTGAGATCCGCGAGCACCGGGCGGTGTACAGCACGGTCGGGCGTCCCACCAAGGGTGAGGGCGGTGTCTCGAAGTACGCCAGCGGCGGCATCGTGCACATGTTCCCCGGCGGCGGCCCGATCGTAGGCCCCGGCAACGGCACATCGGACAGCATCCCGGCCTTGGTCAGCAACGGCGAGTACGTCATCAAGGCAGACGCGGTCCGCAAGTACGGCGTAGCCATGTTCAACCGGCTCAACGCCAAGCGGTTCGCCTCCGGCGGTCTGGCAGGCTTCACCTACGCGCCGACCGGCAAAGCGGTGCTCGGCGGCCCGTCGGACGCCAAGAGCAGGTACGACAAGGAGATCGAGGACCTCAAGAAGGCGTGGGAGGACCTCAACCGGGCGCTCAAGGAACAGAAGAAGGCCGCCGACAGCCTCAAGGATGCAGAGAAGAACCTCTCCAAGGTCCGTCACGGCCATCACACGGCCGCGCAGTTGCGGGCAGCGGAGGAGCGCAGGGATAAGGCCGCGAAGGCGAAGCGCTCCGCGGACGCCAAGGTCCGCAAGGAGCGGGCGGACGTCAATGCCGCGGACAAGGAGCTCGGGCTGAAAAAGGGGGCCCACGCTCCCAAGGGCTTCAGCCTGAAGGCCTACGAGACGCAACTCGACGAGTCGGTCCACGACACGGAGAAGTGGCGCAAGAACCTGGCGAAGATCGGCGGCCGGGGCGGCAAGGAACTGCAGGCCATGCTGGAGGGGATGGGCCAGGAGGGCTACGCCCTCGTCAACAGCCTGGCCGGGGCGTCGGACAAGCAGTTCAAGTCCATCGTCTCCAAGCTTGAGAAGACGGGCGAGTTGGCGAAGGCCACGCTCAAGGACTTCAACAAGCAGCTCAACGCCTCCACGACGGAAAGCAAGCAGTTCGCCGAGGACCTGCAGAAGCTCGCCGCGAGCGGTTTCGGGGACCTCGCCCAGGCGCTCGCCGCGCAAGGCGACGCCAGTGCGATGACGCTGGCGCACGAGGCCGCCGGAAACCAGAAGGCCGCCGCGGGCGCGGAAAGGACCGTCGTCAAGGCACAGAACACCCTCTCCGGTGAGGACCTGGCGAACAGCCTGACCCTGCTGTCCACGCTGCGAGGCGGGCCCAACAGGGGCTTCGCCGACCTCATCTCCGCCGGCCTGGACGTGGCCACCATCCGTGCCCTGGTCCCGAAGATGACCAAGCAGATCGGCGGGCTGCCCGAGGCGAACAAGTCGACCTTCGTCCGGCAGTGGGTCGCTCAAGGCGGCAAGGCGATGGCGACCGGCGGCATCCTCTCCCGGCCCACGATGGTCCTCGGTGGTGAGGCCGGGGACCGCGAGTCGTGGATCCCGTGGAACGGCTCGGCCCGGTCCCGGGCGCTCCTGGCCAAGACCGCGGCTGGCATGGGCTACCAGCTGGTGCCCGCGGGCCGGTACGGGGGCGGCGCGACGTCCTCGTCCGCGATCGCCCGGGAGGTCACCCGGCAGATCACGGTCAACCTCTACGGGGCCAAACAGTCGACCGCCGAACAGGCAGCGGACATCGCACGGCACATGACGTTCGTCGGCTGAGAGGAGGCACGGGTGGCCTACACCCCAAGCACGGACATCGACGGCCGGCAGGCCACCCTCGGCACGCTGCGCCTCGGCGCCGTCGATGCGGCGGGGGTGGCCTGGTTCCTCCAGTCCCTCGAGGGCTGGGACAGCCCAGAGGTGCGCAGCGAATTCCAGGACCGCGAGGCCGATCACGGGGCCTGGGCATCCCCGGTCTACCTCGGATCCCGGCCCATCACCCTGAGCGGCACGGTGGAAGCCCCTGACCGGGCCTCCCTCGATACCGCGCTGGACACGCTGTACGTGGCGGCGGCGCTGACCGATACGCCCCTGACGGTATGGGAGACCACACCCAGACAGGCCGTCGTGCGGCGGTCGGGCAAGGTGCTGGCCCAGCACGTCACTGACCGGACCGCGACGTGGTCGGTCCTGGTCACGGCCGCCGACCCTCGCCGGTACGGCACCACCCTGCAGTCCGGGACGACGGGCCTGCCCAGCACTACAGGCGGCTTGACGTTCCCGGTGACCTTCCCCGTCACCTTCTCGGCAACGACGGTGTCCGGGCAGATCAACGCGGTCAACTCCGGCACCTTGGACACCCGTCCGGTCCTGACGATCGCCGGGCCCGTCGTCGCGCCGACCGTGTCCGCCCTGTACCCGGACGGCACCGTCCGGCAGCTCATCTACTCGCAGGACCTCGCCACCGGCGACAGTCTCGTCATCGACACCGACGCGCACACCGTCGTCCTCAACGGCGCCACCTCGCGGCGCCGCTTCATGACGGTGTCCGGCGGCTGGCCCACCATCCCCGCCGGCAGCAGCGTCAACTACCAGTTCCAGTCGGGCACCTACAACGCCACCGCGATGCTGACCGCCACCTGGCGCTCGGCCTGGATGTGAGGAGGCAGCGATGCCAGTAGATCCGTGGGCAATCGACACGCTGGCCTTCTCCGGCCTCGAGGCCCGCAACGCCGGGGCGATGGACATCATGACCGACGCGACCGCGCTCGGCTCCCGGTCCGGCGTCCGGCCCGGCGACCCTGGTCTGACCGTCACGCTGGCCGGTACGACGATCAACTGCAGCGCGGGCGTGGCCGCCGTCGCATACAGCGGCCAGGGCGTGTACCGGGTCGCTCTCCCGTCCTCGGTGTCGCCGGGTACCTACACGGCCGCGCACGCCACCCTGAACCGCATTGACCTCGTCTATCTGCGCGTCTGGGACACCAGCGTCGACGCCTCCGGTCTGACCAAGGCCGACGTCGTCTATCTGGCCGGCACCCCGTCCGCGTCCCCGGTGGCGCCGACGCCGGCGGGCACGCAGATCTACATGCCGCTCGCCACGATCACCGTGCTGTCCGTGTCCAACGGCAGCACGGCCTCGGTGTCCACCGCGGTCCGGCCGTACACGACGGCCCCGGGCGGCATCCTGCCCTCGTCGACGGCCCCGTCCAGCCCGTACACGGGGCAGGCCTACCACAACGGCACGGACCTGCTGGTGTGGAACGGCTCCTCCTGGGACACCTACGTGAAAACGCCGGGCGCCTGGACCTCCTACACCCCGACGTGGACCGGGTCCGGCAGTAACCCGTCCCTCGGCAATGGAACGCTCGTCGGCAAATACAGCAAGATCGGCCGCCAGGTCACCATCCACATCAACCTCATCCCCGGCAACACGACGACCTTCGGCAGCGGCAACTACAACTTCCTGCTCCCGTTCACCGCGGCGAACAACGGCTGCTCGTGGGTGCTGAACGCCCACCTCCTCGGCACGGACCGGTGGATGGGCCAGCTCATCATCTCGCCCGCCGCGACCACGGCCGCCCCCTTCTTCAACCTGTCGACGACCAACTCGCGCATCGACTTCATGACCCCGACCAGGCCCGAGACGTTCGCGAACGGCAGCCAGCTCCGCATCACCGGTGCCTACGAGTCGGCGACATGACAGGTGCGCCCTACCAACTTGCCTGGTACGGCTGCGACCTGCGCACCGGCGGCATCATCGAAGACCTCCGCTCGCTCACGCCCTCGGGTGCGCTGTCGCGGAAGGTGGGCGAGTCGACCACCCTGCAGTTCGACCTCAACCTGCCCGGCGCCCCCGCCGGCTGGGACGCCGCGACCGCGCCGGGGAGGACCGTCCTCGTCGCCGTCGACACGGCTACGGACACCCCACTGTGGGCTGGCGTTGTCCTGCCGCGCGACGGAGGCAGCGACCAGACCGTCCAGTTGGGAGCCGCCACACTGGAGCGCTACCTCGACGGCCGGTTCCCCGGAACGCAGATCCTTGTCGGCGCGGACCAGGCGGCCGTTGTCAGCGCGCTCGTCACCCCGGCGCTCACCGATGGGCCGCCGCTCGTCATCGACGCCACGAGCACGGGCACGGTCATGGACTACTACACGCAGGACGGCGACGACAAGAGCATCCTGTCCTGCCTGCAAGAGATCATGGGATTGGACGGCGGCCCTGAGTGGACCATCGACGTCGCGTGGAATGCCAGCCACAGCGGCTTCCAGTTCCCCTTCCGGGTGCGGTCCGCGGTCGGCGTGCAGTCCGGCGTGCCCGTCACCTTCGACTTCCCGGGCTGTGTGGCCTCGTACCGTCTGTCCGAGTCCTACGAGGCGGGCAAGGGCGCGACCGTCGTCCTGGCCCGCGGCGAGGGCGAGGGAAGCTCTCGCCTCACCTCCACCGCTCACGAGGCGACCGCGCTGATCGCGGGCGGCTGGCCCCGCTGGGAGTACCGCTACACCCCCGCCACCGGTCTCACTGACCCGGACCAGCTCGAGGCGCACGCCACGCAGTCCCTGGCGCTCATGACGCAGGGGGCGCAGGTGTGGACCCTGGAGTCCGTGGCCTCCCAGGCGCCCCGGCTCGGCCAGGACTGGGGGCTCGGCGACACCATCCGCCTCGCAGTCGAGACGTCTCCCCGCCACCCGAACGGTGCCTCGGTCTCGGCCCGCTGCTGGAGCTGGGAGCTCGACGCGGGCGCCGACCGCGTCCGCCCGATCCTCGTCGAGGAGGACTGAATGCCCCGACAGCTCGATCAGCTGCCGCCCGACGCGACCAGCCTGGCCCGACGCTTGGCCTCCCTCGAGCGCGAGGTGCGCGAGCTGAGGGCGGCCCGCCGCATGGTCGCCGCGAGTGTCGGCACCCTCCGCGTGTACGCGGCCGACGGCACCACTCTGCTCGCCGAACTCGGCCCGGAGACCGAGGGTGATGGTGGTGGCGGCCTGTGGACCCGCGGCCTCCAGGACCCGATCAACATGTCTGCCTATCTGAGCAGCGGGCAGTTGCAGTTCAGGCCTGTCGAGGACGACCGGGTCGACGTCCCTGCCTCCGTCACCTACGCCTCGGACGCCGACCAGTACACAGACCTGATCCTCACCTCCGGATCAGTGAAGACCAGTCACCATCGCGCGATCATGACCCTAGAGTCGACGTTCGCCGGAGACGCGCCCTACGTCTACGTGCAGGCCGAGAGCGGCGGCCCGTGCAACCTCGACGTGAGCGGCGTCCTGAGCGCGAGCAGCTTCGCCTTCGGACAGGTATCCATCACCCCCTCCGCCGCCAACACACCGACCTCCGTCAACGTCACCGGACTGGACCTGCAGGGGACGACCTTCCTCGGCTACGCATCGGCGGCGACGACCGTGCCCGGCACGCAGGTCACCGGAGTGGGCGCCACAGCCCCGTCCTCGTCCGGCCTGACCGTATGGGCGACCCGCACCAACACGACAGCGACGCTGGTCAACTGGTGGGTGTTCGGATCATGAGCGCCGTAACGTTCCAGCCCGCCCTCTGGTACGCGGTCACCGCCCAGGACGCCAACGAGGCCTGCGAGAACAACGGCCAGACGTTCGAGGTCAACCCCTGCTACTCCAACGGCGGGACGGTCGTCGTGGAGTGCGGCCTGTGCCGGGCACCCATGGAAATCATCGCGGCCACCCTGCTGGACCCGCAGCCGGAAGGCTCCTGACCGCCGCCCGCCCGTAGCCCTTCGCTCTCGGGGCTGCGCTTCACACGCCCGGAGATGCCTTGGCTACCCAGTGCAAGCTCTACACGAACACGCCGCAGCTCATCCAACCGCAGACGTGGACGACGGTCCGCTACGACGATGTCCTCCGCGACGACGACCACATGTTCCCCGGCACGGGCAAGGTCACCGACCGGAACTCGGCCCTCATAACGCCGCGGCACGACGGCGACTTCATCTGGTTCCGATTCCTCCACTGGGACACCATCGCCGTCCCTGAAAGCGACGCAAGGCAGCGGCAATTCATTGAGCGCTTCGTCCGCGATCCGTACAGCAGCCCCGACTCCACCGGCTCCTCAGACGGCAACGACACGCCTGGCAAGGAGTTTCGCCTCGGCAGCTGGGCGTTCGCCGGGCGGGTCGGACAGCCCGTCGCCGTCGAGGTCTGGCACGACCACGATCAGCCGGTCGCCATCACCCACGCCCAGTTCATCGGCATGACCTGGGACTACTAGAAGGGGGCCGGACATGGCCTGGTACCCGGGCGCTACTCGCATGGAACTGCAGCCGGAGTCGGACAACCAGCAGGCCATCCGCCCGACGCAGTTCATCGTGCACAGCATCGTCGCCCCATGGACGCCGCAGCGAACCTACGAGTACTGGCGCGACAGCACGAACTTGGAGTCGCACTTCGGGCTCGGGTACGACGGCAGCCTGGGCCAGTACATCGGCACGCACACCCGGGCTGACGCTACCGGCGCGGCCAACCGCCGTGCGGACGGCACCGGCGCCGTATCCCTGGAGTCGGCCTCGAACCTTCAGGCCAGCGATCCGTGGACAGCCGAGCAGGTCGAAGCCCTCATCCGGCTCGGCGTGTGGTTGCACCAGACCGAGGACATCCCGCTCCGTATCTGCCGCACCCCGGACGACCCTGGGTTCGGCTACCACCGCCTGTTCACGGCCTGGAACCCGGACGCGCACAGCTGCCCCGGGGACGCACGCGTGAAGCAGTTCAAGGAGGTCGTGTTCCCGGGCATCGTCGCCCGCGCGACCGGCCAGACCCCCGAGGAGGACGACATGCCCACTGCTGCCGAGGTCGCAAAAGCGGTGCTCACCTACGACGGCGTCATCTCCGTCCCGGGCGCGCCGACGACGAACCCGACCTGGACGCTGTCGAGTTCGGTGACGGAGATCCTCAAGCGGCTCGACAAGGCCAACGCGACCCTCGCCGCCCAGTCCGCCGCGATCACCTCGCTCGCCGGACAGCTCGGCGAGGACGTCGACACCGACGCCGTCGTCACCGCAGTCCAGCAGGCCATCAAGGACGCCGTCATCAAGGTCGACGTCGACGTGAACACCAAGGAGTCCTGACCATGAGAATCTTCGGACGCGAACCGGTCTACATCCTGGCCGTCATAGCGATCGCGCTGAAGCTCGGCGCCGCCTACGGCCTCGACGTGAGCGAGGAACAGCAGACGCTCATCAAC